ATTCCAGATATTGAAAAAGAAAATTTTTATAAAAGAAATTATGAACATATTAAAAAGTATGCTAAAGAAAAAGACATAGTGGAGTATGACGATAGAAAACTCTAAAGTAACTCTTCCTATAAACGAGGTTTATTCTTGTTTACAAGGTGAGGGTAAGTTACTTGGTATACCACATTTATTAATTAGAGTTACAGGTTGTAGATTACGATGTCAATTTACCAATTCATTTTGTGATACACCATACAGTTCTTGGAAACCAGAAAAAGGTAAATATGGTTATGAAGATATTCATGATTTTTATATGAAACATAAACACATTAAACATACTATGATAACTGGTGGAGGCCCTACTATACATTCTAATTTGTTAAAAGAATTATGTAAGATAGGAAAATTTTATAATCATTATATCACAATAGAAACAGAAGGTAGTGAATTTGTAGAAACACACGCCGATATGATTTCACTATCATCAAAGCTGTCTAACTCTACACCAGTTCCAGGAACTTGGATGCCGTATCTTAATAGAGAAGTTACAGAAAGTGATAAAAAGAAACACGAGAAGTGGCGTAAAAATTATGATGCTATGAAAAAACTTATAGAGTATCATCCAGACTACCAATTAAAACCTGTTATATCAAATGAAAATGATTTACAAGAAGTAAAAGAGTTACAAAAAATATTAAATATACCAAATGATAAAGTATGGTTGATGCCCGAAGGATTAGTTGAAGAACAATTAAATGAAAGACGAAGATGGTTGATGGATTTGTGCACAGAACAAGGTTATAATTTTACAGATAGATTACATATAATAGCTTATGGAGATAAACGAGGAGTATAAAATGAGTAAGTTAAAACATGCTAATGGTAATAAACCATTAACAGCTGATGAAAAATTAAATATGATTAGAGAAGCGGCTGAACATTATGGTCGTTATATGACATCACTTGGGTTTGATTGGAAGAACGATCCAAATTCATCAGATACACCTATGAGAGTAGCTAAGGCTTTTGTTAATGATTTAGCAGAAGGTGTTTATAGTGAACCACCTAAGATTACAGCATTTGATAACATAGATGGTTATGATGGTATTGTGTTTCAAGGTAATATTACATTACATTCATTTTGTTCACATCATCATTTACCTTTTGTTGGTAATGCTCATGTAGCTTATTTACCTACACCTGAAGGTAAGGTGATTGGACTTAGTAAGTTAAATCGTATTGTTGAGTTCTATGCTCGTAGACCTCAAGTTCAAGAAAACTTAACAATGCAAATACACGACCATATTAATAAAGTGTGTGAAGGTAATATTGGGGTTGCTGTTATGATAGAAGCTAATCATATGTGTGCTTGTGTTCGTGGGGTTAAACATAATGCTACAATGAAAACAGCAAAGTTAAGTGGAGCATTTATGGAAAATGATAATGATGCTCGAGAAGAATTTTATGATTTTATAAGGGATTTAAAATGATAGGTTGGATAGGTTTAGGACTTTTAATGTCTGCGTATTTGTTATTGGTTACACCGTTAAAAAAATATTTTATTCCAATAGACACAATAGCAAGTGCTGTTTTGACAGTACATGCAACTACAATTAATGATTATGTTTTTATTTGTGTTAATGGATGGATTACTTTAATACTAGCTTGGAAGTGGTATAAAGGAGAATACGGAGTATGACTTCAGGAAGTTTTATTTATTTTCCAAGTTTTTCTACCGCAGGTGTCGCACCTGAGTTGAAACAAAATTATAAATTTCCTAATGGACTTTCTTGTAGATTTTATTCTAAAGAAATGAAACATATGAGATATCCATATTTTCTATTATCGGCTGGTGCTAATTATAGAAATAAAACAGCTCGTAAATCTTTTGGTTTATCAGAAGATGTATTAGTTGTAGGAGATAGTGGTGGGTTTCAACTTAAAATGGGTACTCTACAATGGAAACCTGAATTAAGAGAAGAAATTTTAAGATGGTTAGAAGGTAATTCAGATATAGCTATGAATCTTGATATACCTCCAGGTGGGAAAGTTTTTAAAGAGTATGATGAATGTTTGGATATGTCTATTAAGAATTTTGAATATTTTGAAAAAAATAGAGAAGCTGATAATGTTGATTTTATAAATATATTACAAGCTGGGTTTGATAGTAGAACTAAAGATTGGTATGATGGAGTAAAGGGATTTAAATTTGATGGTTGGTCTATAGGGGGATGTCAGGGTCAAAAAATTTCAAGTATGTTATATGCAGTTGCAATTTTATTAGATGGTAAGGAACATTTAAATCCAGATAATAAATGGTTACACATTTTAGGAACAGCAAAGATTTTTGATTTCTTTATGTTAGAACAATTACAGAAATCTTTTAATGAGGTAGGAAGTAATTTTAGAGTTACTACCGATAGTTCTTCACCAGATTATGCGGTAGTTTTTGGTGGATATTATTTGGATTACTCATTAAAGAAAATGTCAATTGAGAGTGTTAATTTTCCCAAACGAGAAAATATTTTTAACAATGATTTACCTCTACCTAAAGTAACTAATTTTGATAATTTGTTAGAAGGTAGTGTTACCTATAAAGATGTATATGAATATAATAGAAATAGTTTTGTAGGTATGTCAACACACAATTTATATGTTCTTGTAGAATGTATTGATAGGATAAAAGAAATTATGTCTATGCATGATGACCTCGTACACCAGGTTGTATCAGAAGAAAAATTTAGATTGTTAAGTTCAATAGATGAGATGGTAAAGTCAGATAATCCAATGGATGTATATTATAAGTACGAACCTTTATATCGTAAACTTAGTAATCCAAACAAAGAAAATAAACCAATAATAAATAAATTTTTTTAAAGGAAAAATAAAAATGAAAAAACAAGCAGTATTATCTTTAAGTGGTGGTATGGATAGTTCAACCGTATTACTACATTTATTAGCAACTGATTACGAAGTAACTGCAGTTAGTTTTGATTATGGACAAAAACATAATGTTGAATTGGAACGAGCAAAGGAACTTATTAAATACTTACATGAACATGATTTGAGTGTCCGACATCATGTTATTAAATTTGATGGACTACAAGGATTGTTAGATTCTAATTTAGTACAAGGTGGAGATGATGTACCTGAAGGTCATTATGAACAAGAAAATATGAAAGACACCGTAGTACCGAATAGAAATAAAATGATGAATTCAGTTATTCAAGCAGTAGCTCTTTCAATAGCAAATACAAAGGATACAGAAGTAATTATCGCTATGGGTATTCACGCAGGTGACCATGAGATATATCCTGATTGTCGTCCAGAGTTTAGAAATGCGGATTTCGAAGCATTTCAAATAGGTAATTGGGATTCAGAAAGAGTTTCAGTTTATACACCATATTTGGATACGGATAAGTATGGGATATTACAAAGTGGTGAATCTTGTTGTGATACATTAAATATAAATTTTGATGAAGTTTATAAGAGAACTAATACTTCCTACAAACCTACACAAGAAGGTTATTCTGATTATAAGTCAGCTTCTTCTGTAGAGAGAATAGAAGCCTTTATTAAGTTAGGAAGAAAAGATCCTGTACAATATGCAGATGACTCAGGTAAAGTTGAATGGGAAGTTGCTCGTAACCATGTTGAAAAAGTTTTGGAGGATTATACAAATGAGTAAATATGAATTAATACATTATCCTGAAGTAGTAGACGCTTGTGATGAGATAGCTAAATGGGTTGTAGATTCTGGTATAGAATTTAGAGGAATATGGGGACCTCCGAGAGGCGGATTAATTCCTGGAGTTATTCTATCACATAAATTAGGATTGAAACTTTTTGATGAACCAAGAGTAAGACCTTTATTGGTAGTTGATGATATAGCGGATACAGGACAGACATTAAATAGTTTTAGTAAATTAGATGATGTGTATATAGCTACTATACATTATCATGAACAATCATTATTTGTACCAGATAAATGGGTACTACCAAAAAAGGATAAGTGGATAGTTTATCCTTGGGAAAAAGAATACTGGGAGGGTGAATAATGTTAGAACTAACAGTTGAACAATTACAAGAAAATTGGGATAAGTTAATACAACTAATCGAAGATACATTTGAAGGAGAGAGAAAAGAAAAACTTCTAAAAATGTATGAACACTTTAAGGATAGAATGATGTTCGCACCAGCGAGTGGTCAAGAACATTTTCATTTATGTACTCCTGGAGGATATGTTCAACATATTTTAAATATAGTACATTATAGTAAAGAGTTCCATAAGATATGGAAAGAAAATGGAGCATCTGTAGATGATTATACTATGGAAGAACTTGTCTTTGCGGCGTTACATCATGACTTGGGTAAGGTTGGAGATTTGGAAAAAGATCATTATATACCAAACCCATCAGAGTGGCATAGAAAAAATCAAGGAAAGATTTATACAAACAATCCTGATTTGTTATTTATGACACCACCCGATAGAGGTATTTATATTTTAAATCAGTTTGGAATAAAGATGTCTGCTATAGAAATGTTAGGAATTAAATTAACAGATGGTATGTATGATGAGGGTAACGTACAATATCTTAAAACATATGCACCAGAAAAAAAGTTAAAATCAAATATGCCTCATATATTACATCAAGCTGATATGACTACTACTCGTATTGAATATGAGCAGTGGTTACGAGGTGATGATGATTTAATTCAGAATGAGGTTTTTAAACCTAAAGAAGAAATAAAAAAAGAACCAGAAAAACCAAAGGCATCTTCTACTGCTAAGGATTTATTCGATGAATTATTTGGAGAAACAAAATGATATTTGAAATATTTTTAGGTACATTACTCGTTATAGAAGGGTATATAATTTGGAACTTAAATAGAAAGACAGAGATGTTAGAAAATTGGGTTGAAGATTATACTGAAACTATACAAAGAGTTAATGATACAATTAAACAGATAGATTATAAGGGATACTTCGAAGAAGATGACGAAGTAGGAACTATCTTTGAACAGATAAAAAATTCAGTTGATGAATTAAATAAATTTACAGAAGAAATAGAAAGTAAGGAAGAAAAATAATGGGAGCACCTACCGCTAAAAAACCACGTAAGAAAAAAAGTAAAATATATTTTGGACAACCAGCTCAAGATGCTATTATAGCATATAACGCAACTGACGATCCATTAGAAAAAAATAACATATATGCTGAAAGTATTAATGCACCATTTGATAAATTGGCTGAGAATATAATTCATACATTTAAATTTTATTATTTTGATATACCTTTAGATGAAGTTAAGAATGAAGTTGTAGCGTTTATGGTAATGCAATTACCAAAGTACAATCCAGATAAAGGAAAAGCTTTTTCTTACTTTAGTATTGTTGCAAAGAATTGGTTGATATTACATAATACCAATAACTATAAGAAGATGAAAAGTCATTCAGGTATAGAGACTTTGGATTATGGTAGAAATTTAGATGCAGAAGAAACTAATATTGAAACCAAAGAAATGTATTCTGAACTAGTAGATCAGATGATTCAGTTTTGGGAAAACAATATTCATAATCTTTTTCACCGTAAGAAAGATTTGAGTATAGCATATTCTGTATTGGAATTATTTAAGAAGAGAGGTAATATTGAAAACTTCAATAAGAAAGCTCTCTATATTATGATACGAGAAATGACAGGAGCAAATACTCAGTTAATTACTCGTATAGTAAATCAAATGAAATCTCAATATGAGTCTATGTTACATCAATATCATAACGCTGGAAGTATAGATACTTGGGATACTGGTTCTATATTTGCTCAGTAACATTTAACTTATAAAATAAAAAAAGGGAAGTTTTTACACTTCCCTTTTTTATTGCTCTACATTTAATGTAGGAATGTAAAGCTATTTCGTCCTACTTGCGAAATAAACCCACCAACACCAACAAAGCGACGAGTCCAGCGAATCCTGAGTCGCCGAATGTGTTTATGATTGATGTCAGGTTACCGATAACATTTACACCAAAGATACCAGTACCGAAGATGACTTCTCCTACTGCACCGATGGCTACAAAGGACATAAGTAAGTGAGCTAAGTCATCTACCCAGTCTTTGACGAGTGTTATGATTTCCTTCATTGGTTAATCTCCCGTTTATTAGCGAAAATCGAGGGAAAATCCCTCAATAATAACTATATTATAGTGGTTAAATTCAAAATTGTTATATATTTATATATGAAATCGGTTTTAAATAGTCTGATATTTATAAAAAATAACGAGAATGATTATGTCACAAGATTATAAAGTGTTTGAAGATAAATCTCTTTCTGATTTATTTAAAGACATTTACGAGAATTCAAAAACGAATAAACAACAGTTAGATGTATTACTTAGAGAGGTAGTTGGGTTTGTTAAGGACGGTGATACCGCTATACAATTAATACCTGCGATAAAAGAATACTTAGAAATTAAAGTAAAAAATGATGAACAACTAATCAAGTTAGCTCAAGTTGTTCAACGCTTAATAAGTGGTGAAAGTAAGGGTGGAGCAGAAGTAGAGTTTGGTTTATCAGATAAAGAAAAAGAAGATTTGATAAAATCCTTAGAACCAGTCACACAAAAGCTACAAGAGTATACAGATAAAATAGACACAGAATCCACTACAGCTGAATCATAATAAATGAAACAAAAACAATTTAAACAACAGAATCCTTCAGGTGGTATGACAGATACACGTGGTGGGATTTCAAAACCACGTGATGCCGCCTCCGCAGTAAAGAGTGCACTATCAGCAGTAGATAATAGTTTTGATATTGATTATCTTTTAGTAACAAAAGTGTGGGATGATGTAACAGAATTAGATAACGTAGCTGACGGTATAAAAGCTTCTGATTATGGTAAAGTATCTGGTAAGTTGATGATATCAGGTGATGGAAAAGCTACTACCTTAGTTGATGCTTTACCATTAGATAAGAGTAATTGGGAATTACCACAACCGTTAGAAGTTGTACCTGTATTTTATTATGGTGGTAATTTACATTATCTAAATAGTAGTGTTAAACTTACTGGAAATATTTCATCACCAGCTGTTAAGAATCCAGTATTAGACAACGCTATGAGAGATGGGATAAATCGAAAATTATTAACTTATCCTTCCACGTGGAATAGAGTAAAAGTACCATTGACTGGTAGAGGTTCAAGACAAATAAATAGTAGGTTTGGAAGTTCTATATTATTTGATAATAATTATTCTCTTTTAAAGGATGAAGATGGTAAAACAAAACCTACCATAAGATTAAGTAATAATCAAAACCAAACTACTCCAAAGTTCTATACTCCAGGAGTTCCACAAGAAGGTTCAACAATTTTAATGACTTCAGGACAATCACCTGAATATTTTTCAGAACTTACACCATTGACTAATATAGAACTTGATAAAAATTATGACAGTTCTGAAAAGGATACTATTCTTCTAAATAGTGATAGATTAATATTACAAAGTGTAGATTCATCTACTTATATTAGTAGTGGAGAAGATGTTAAAATTTCTGGTAAAAATGTTTATGTTAATAATCAACCTATGGTGTTGAGTAATGAATTGATAAATGTAATAGAATTAATTGTAAAAGAGATTAATAACGTACTCGTTAATATTCAGACTACTACTGGAACACCAACACAATTACAAAGAGACTCATTGAACCGTATTGTTGAAATGGAACTTCCTGATATAGTAGCAACTGAAGATAGACATAATCTTAAAAAGAAAAAAATAAGTAAGTTAAAAACTGAATCATTAATATCAAAAGAACCAGATGAAATTAAATACAAAGCAAAAGAAATAGGAGAAGTGGTATCATTTAAAAATGAAAAAGATATTACTATTGATGGTAAAACACCCAAACTGAGACAGAAAATAAAAGAAGGTTCAGAAATTGAAGTTAAAGATGGATCTTTTTTAATATATAGACAATTAATTAATGGGGAAAAAATTAAAATAAGTGGAATGAGTGGTGAATTACTTTAAAGGAATAAACTATGAGTGATAATAAAGGTAGTGTTAAAGTTGTTTTACATGACCCTACAAAAGTTGTTGGTGGAGTAGAGATGAAAGAAAATACTTTAAAGATAGGATTAGTGATGAAAGCCAATGGTACTCCAAAATTAAAAAAATGGAATGGAAAAACTATAACCGCAAAAGCTGGTATTCCTGTTCACCAAGATGACGTCATCAGCCTCGGTAAAGAAGATTTCTGTGTAGTCATTTTTCTTCATGATAAATCCGTAGTAAAGATAAGACCAAATACTGATTTTAAGTTTGTTGCGACATCAAACACACGAAGTCTTATTATTGGTCAGGATGGCACACTTCATAACATTCTTAATAAAGATGGTAGTAAAAAACCCTATCGTGTGGAAACACCTGTGAGTGTTGCATCTGTGAAAGGATAATAATATGGCTGATACAAAACCTGGACAATTATATGAAGTAAAATTAATAGAATCAGTACAACCAGCATATAAGATTAAGTCTGAGCTCGCTGCAATACGTTATCTATTCACTCAACTTAAAAATGCTGATACGGAAATTACTACGGAAAAACTAGATGACCTTAAAATAAAAATTAAAAAAATAAACAGACAAATAAAAAATGCTAAAGTAGGTGAAAGGATAATGGAGCGTATAAAAAAAGCTCAAGAAGCAGTATCTACAGCTTACAAGGCAGCAAAGCTTGCTATAAAGGGTGTACCAGGTGGAGCAGCTGTAGCAATTCATCCTGAAATAGCGGCTGTCGTACAAGATATTGATAGTATTAATCGTAAACAATTTAGATTATTAAAGAAAGAATTTAGAAGTCTTTTTGAGGACTTTGATGGAGATTTAGCTTTTATTGAAGAAATGATTAGTAACGCCGAGAATAAAAATAACAAAGACCAAGTAATGTTTGGTGGTATGGATGAGGTAGGAACAAATTATTTTATGGCTAAAAAAGATGGTAGACTCGTAGAGTTTTGGCAAGAAAGTGAAAGTAATAGAACTTGGGTAAATGATAAAGGTGGCTGGTTAAAATATAATGAAATTCAACAAGAAGCAAGATTAAGAGGATTGTATCCAATACAAACATAGGAGTAGTAACATGGATAAAAAACAACTGATAGAAATTATCAGAAAAGTTGTAAGACAGGAAGTTAAAAAAACTATTAAAGAGATATTTACTAATAAGGAAGATGTCCAAGAAAGTTTTGACTTAAAATCGTTGGTTAAAACCAAACCAAAAAAGCAACAACCTAAAAAACAAAAAGAAGTTCGCTATACTAAGAACAAAGTTTTAAATGATGTTCTTAATGAAACTAAAGGTGGAATAATGGGTGGTGATAGTCCACAAGTTAATCCAGGTTTCGAAGAGTATCCAGATGTAAAAAATAAAACTTTTGATAGTTCAAATATGGCTGAAGTTCTTGGTTACGGAGACTTGGTTGGTGGAGGAAATTCCGACCATGCACGTAATGTTGTTGCAGCTGATACAATAGCTAAATCTGGTGTTAAACTTGACCAAGTTCCTGAGTCTACAATAAATGCTTTGACAAGAGATTATAGTGGTCTTATGAAAAGAATAAATAAGGATAACTAATGCCCTCAAATAGAGAGTTAGATAATGACCCAAATGTTTATATAGGTGTAGAATTACCTATACGACATGGTACTTTAGGATTTTTTAATAGAACAAAAACGACTTTAGCACAAGCTGAGTTTAATTTAAAAAATCTTTTATTAACCAAGTTTGGTGAGAGACTTGCTCACCCTACCTTTGGGTGTGGGTTAGCGAGTTTAACTTTTGAACAAATGGATGAATCTATTATAAGTAATGCAGAGGAGTCTATTAGAGAAGCAGTAAATTTCTGGTTACCATATTTATCTATAAGTAAAGTAGAACCAGTTATAGATGATGGAAATAACAGACTCAACGTAACAGTAACTTATAGTTTAAGCAATGACAAAACACAAGAAAATAAAACAATTATAATTTATGGGGATGTATAATGCCTAATTACAATAAAGAAGTAAATTATGTTGGAAGAGATTTTTCTATTCTACGAGATAGTTTAATAGAATTTGCAAAATCTTATTTCCCAACAGCTTACAGAGACTTTAATGAAGCGTCACCTGGTATGTTATTCTTAGAATCAGCGGCTTATATCGGTGATGTTATGGGATATTATACTGATGTAGCTTTTAAAGAATCATTACTTCCATACGCAGAAGAAAAGAATCAAATATATAATATAGCTCAGTTTATGGGATACAAACCAAGACTAAGTTCACCAGCTATAGTTGAGTTAGTATTTACAAGTGAAGTACCAGCTCAAACAGGTGATACATCTAAACCAGATTTTGATTATGCTATCAATGTAAAAGCTGAATCAAGAGTTAAGACTTCAACTGGAATAGAATTTCGTTTATTAGATGATTGTAATTTTGCAGTTAATACTGGAGATTTAACAGTAGAGTTGTCAGCAACCAATTCAGCTGGTACACCAACTTATTATAAGTTGACTAAGAAGGTTAGAGGAACTAGTGGTTTTATAAAGGAAGAAGATTTTACTTTTAACACGGCAACTAAATATAGTAAAATTGTTTTAGGATTAGATGAAGTAACAGATATTATTTCTGTAAAAGATAGTAATAATAATACTTGGTATGAAGTTCCTTTCTTAGCTCAAGATACTGTATTTCAAGAGATGGCTGGTAATGCAGATATTGATCCAGCATTAAATCAGTATAATGAAACTTCCCCTTATATTTTAAAAAGATTAAAAACTTCACGTAGATTTAGAACTTTTATTAGAAGTGATGGTAAGACTGAATTAAGATTCGGAGCAGGAACACAAGTAACACCTGATGAAGAATTAATTCCTAACCCTACTAATGTTGGTAGTAATTTACCAGGTACACCATCTAAATTAGGTATAGCATTTGACCCAGCTAACTTTACAAGTACAAGAGCATATGGTGAAGCACCTGCAAATACTACTTTGACAGTAACTTATATGTATGGTGGTGGAGCAGATAACAATGTTGGTAGTGGACAGATAAATTCTTTTTCTTCAAAAGTAGTAGGAGAGTTTACAGGAAATTTAGATGCTACTAAGTTGGCTCGAGTAAAAAATTCACTTTCATTATTAAATGAACAACCAGCAAGTGGTGGAATGAATGAAGAATCTGTAGAAGAAATTAAACAAAACGCATTAGCATTTTTCCAAGCACAAGCTCGTGCAGTTACTAAGGAAGATATTATAGCGAGGATTTATAGTCTACCTCGTAGATTTGGTAACATAGCTAAAGCCTATGTGGTACAAGATGACCAGATAACAACAGACAATCAGGGAGTTGATAGTAATATAATGAACCAATTTGGTCTGAATGTTTATTTACTTGGATATAACAGTAATAAAAAATTAGCAAAAGTAAATGACCTTGTTAAGAATAATTTAAAAACTTATATGGGTAGATTTAGAATGTTGAATGATGCTTATAATCTTAAAGACGCTTATGTCATTAACATTGGTGTAAAGTTTGAGATAATAGCAGAACAGGGTTATAATAAAAACGAAGTTCTATTGAGAGCAATTACAAAGATGATTGATTATTTTGACATGGATAAATGGCAGATAAATCAACCTATTGTTATTGCAAGTATAGTTAAAGAGATATTAAATGTAGAAGGTGTAGCAGGTTTACAGACACCTAAAGATGGTAATCCACTTGGAACTCAAATAGCTTTCTATAACAAGTATGATGTTACTAAGGGATATTCTGGTAATTTGTATGATTTATCAGATCCAGAAACTACAAAAGATGGTATAATTTATCCAGCAAAAGACCCTTCAATATTTGAAGTTAAGTTTCCAAAAACTGATATTGTTGGTAAAGTAGTGGGAGATTTATAATGCATTATTTTACATACGCAGATTCAGACGCAACTATATATGAAGGTTCAGTAACACAATCTCAAAATACAGGACTTGATGAGATATTAGAAATTAGAAAAGATACTAATGATCAGGCAACTACAATTAGTGTTTCGAGGATTCTTATAAAATTTGATTTAACTGATATGTCAGGTTCGGTTGTTGATGGTACTATACCTTCCAACGCTACATATTATTTAAATCTTTATGATGCTAATTCTCAAAACTTAACAACGAGTCAATCTTTATATGCATATCCTGTAAGTCAATCTTGGACAATGGGAGAAGGTAAGTTTCATGATGACCCTAAAGATGAAGAAGGTGTGAGTTGGAGATATAGACATGGAGCGAATGATGGAACACAATGGATAAGTGGAAGTAATGATACAGGTGGTACTTGGTTGAGTGGTAGTGGATATGAAGCTTCACAGTCTTTTGATTTTGAAACTACTGATATGAGAATGGATGTTACTGATATTGTTAATAAGTGGTTAATAGGTAGTGCATCTAATCAAGGATTTATGATTAAGAGAAGTGGTAGTGTTGGTAATTCAGATTCAAATGCAGAGGAAGGAAATACTACAAAGTATGGAAACTTCGCTTATTTTAGTCGTGAAACAAATACTATATATCAACCAAAGTTAGAGGCTGTATGGAATGATTCAACTTGGGCAACAGGAAGTCTTTCAGAACTAAGTGGTTCTCAATTAGAAGATATTGTTGTTTATATGAAAGGATTAAGACCTGAATATAAAGAAGAGTCTAAAGTAAAATTTAGATTAGTAGCTCGTGAACGATATCCTTCTAAAGAATATAGTACAACAACTGTTAATGAAGGTATAACGGTACATCCTTTACCAAGTGCTTCTTCTTATTACTCAGTTAAAGATGCATTGACGGAAGATGTAGTTATCCCTTTTGATTCTGGTTCGTATATTTCTTGCGATAGTGAAGGAAACTATTTTAATATGTGGATGAATGGATTACAAGCAGAAAGATATTATGAATTTGAATTTAAATATGTTAGTGGAAGTGGAGCAAGTCAAACTATAAATTATTATAAAGATGATTTTACATTTAAAGTGAGTAGGTAATGCCTTATACCCCGAAAGAAATTGAATTACTAGATTGGCAAAAAAAAGTAGAAGCTCTCGATAGACGAAATTATCTTAGAGAGGTTCGTAGACTTGCCATAAATGGAGTAGATATACCAGATGCAACTTTAAAAGCTGAGGGTACTACAATGGAAATTAACAATAATTTTACAGACGACCAAGGTCGTTTAGTATTTTTTCAAGATCCAGATACTAAAGAAGTAATAAAGAATGTTGAATTTGATAACTATAAGGTTGGTGAAAGAACAAAAAGATTGGTTGTAAGATATAAAGAAAATATTACTTATACGGATTATGAAGAGGTAGAAGGGTATGAGAAGGAGAGTTTTAAGGAATTGGTTCAATTGAAGAGTGAGTGGATTTAATGTCATTTGGTGGTAAGATAGATAAATTTGGTGCAAGTACTTATGTGCATGTTACTGCTCGCGATAATCTTGATGAAGTATTATCAGTTGAGATGATACCTCAAGAGGAAAGTACTACGGAACTTAACCTCGCTCAAGATTTAGAAACTATCGGTCAACCAGTAAATGTTGGTTCTCTTGAATATAATTTTATAGAACGGATAGGTGGTAGTTTAGATGTAACTAACTTTGATACAAAAGGGATGGTATGGACAGGTAGTTATTTTTCTCATGATGGTGATTTATACAAACAAGCAGCTGGTGATACAGACCAATCAAATCCAAATCCAACAGCTGATGCTCTTTTAGTAAGTGATACACCTAGTTATGTTATAAAATATATTTCACCTTCAAGACGAGAACTTGTAATAGATAAAAAAAGTTTTATAAAAGAAGATTTATATAATGTACAATTTAATAATTTAAAGTTTGATGATGACTCTATAAGTAGAATATGTAATGGTTATTATTTTGAAGGTTTTGATATTGATTCTAAAAAATTTATTAAAGACCCAACAAGAACAAGTGGTTATATTCCAAAAGATGTTTGGTTAGTTTTTACAGCAGGTGAGTCAATTAAAAATGTAGAGTTGGAAATACCTAATTTTTTCATTACAAGTATGGAAGAAGTAGAGGAAATAACAACCACTACAGAACAGTTTAAAGAACCTAAACCAGAATACATTCCAAATATAGCTACAGATGGAACGGAATCAACTTATGGTCAATGGGAATGGAAATTAACTGGGCCTCTAGCTAATTCATGGGTACACAAAATTCCTGGAATGGATCAAACGGGTGATGATAATAATGTATGGGGAACGGAATTAATACCAGGTTATCCTTTAGTTATTGCAACCGATCCTGGACATTTTGATAGTGGAACACCGTTGATTCCACAATATAGTTTAAGTCAAAATCAAACAACATTAGCCAATGTAGCTAATCCAGCTTGGATAAAGGCTACAGTGATACAAAGTAATACGGGTGCACGCGATGATGATAGAAGTGATTTTAAATTAGAATTTGAAGGACCATTTAAAACTTGGTTTCAAAAAAATGTAATAGGTAGAGGTTTCATTAGTAATGATTCAGATTGGGTAATGGCAAAATCAAATTTAAATGAATATGAATCAGACGCAAATATGATGTTGGCATTATATGATTCTGGTGGAGCTAATTCAATTGAAGGTTTAAGAGACTTTTTATCAACTTTTGTTTATGCAGGTGGAGCGGATGGTTTATATACAAGAACTGTAGAAACTATTGAAACAAAACTTGTGCCTACCTTTGAGTCTTTTAAAACAAAATTAACAGATGTGAAAGTACCAGTAGATGATAGTATAGACCATGTAGTTGAATTTGGATTTGAGACATCAGTAAGAGAGTATGCAACAGAAAACGGAATTGACTTAGATCAGATTATCGGTATTAATGATGATAGAATAAATGATACTGAATTAGCTGGTAAGTTATCGGGTGGTAATTTAATTTTAAATTTTACAAATGTTTTAAGAGATGTTGCTAACTTAGATTTAGCAGTTATGGTTAATAAACAACCATATACTATAACGAATAAGATATTTGCAGAAAATAAAATTTTAGTAAAGTTACCAGTTGCGTTACCTAATTTTGTAGATTCAGAAGATGATGTTATATTTGTAAAGAAAGTTTTCTCATCTCAAAATTTTCCAATTAATTATGTAACCTATCAATCTCCACCACCACCTACTAATATTTTAAGATTACCTACTGGAATTTATAAGTCAGGTAAGACTGGTACTATAAGACCACGTGCTTCTGAAGCATTAAGTTATGAAGATTTAATTTTTGAAAGTAGTTCTTTAGCTAAGGATATAGAAAGAGATATTGTAAGTGGTTCTTTCAATCAGGTTGAACTCAATATAGATTATTCTAATTATGACAAGTTTATTAAGTTTAGTTCTGCTCGTAGAAGATTAGAAAATTTTAAAACTAAATTAGAAAAAATAGAAACATATACTGATAAGAGTGCTTCTATTGCTGGAACATTATCTGATACTGGGTATTTAGGAAATGTATCAGGAACAGCAGTTACACACGGAGCACAAGACGCTAAGAATTTTGAAGTAGCTATTAATGAAGTAGTAAATGGGTTTGATGGGTATGAGAGGTATTTGTATTTTGCAAGTTCATCTTATGAATCTGGAAGTGCAGGATTATATTATGACGCATCATGGCCTAAGACTAATTCTTCTAAACCATATACTTTACTTGATTCGGAAAATTCAACAGCTACTGATTGGTATAATGAACAACACACAAGTGCTTCAACTTATGATACAGAAAATCTTGATAGATTAATATATCATTTACCAGACCACATAAGAGATGATTTGGGAAATCAAGATTTTGTTACATTTACGGATATGGTAGGACAACACTTTGATAATTTAAAAAATTACATTGATAGATTTGGTCAAGTATATGAAACAGATGAAGCGTTGGATAAAGGATTATCAAAACAATTAGTTTATAATGTAGCGAAATCTTTTGGATGGACATTAGAAGATGGTTATGATTTAGTAAAGTTAGATAAATATCTTTTTGGTAAAACCGTAGATAGTAGTAATGACACAACTTTATATGCTAGCTCTTCTTTACAAGATACTTCAAGAGAAATTTGGAAAAGAATTATCGCCAACATGCCTTATTTCTTAAAGTCAAGAGGTACAGTTGATGCGTTAAAAGGATTAGTAAATTGTTATGGTATTCCATCTACAATATTAAGAGTTAGAGAATTTGGTGGACCTACTATTAATGATGTCGACCCAATATATGAAACAGGTCGTAGGTTTACTAAAGCGTTAGATTTTAAAACAGGTCAATTTGTATCTTCATCTTGGTCATCAACACTTGGGTTGGGTGGTACACAAGTTCCAAATAGTATGGAGTTTAGATTTAAAGCAGCATCAAGTTCTAATATGACTATAGTTCAAGGTGGTGGATTAGACGCTAATAGTTGGGGTGTACATTTAAGAGATAATGGTTCTGATGATAATTACGGTAGAATAGTATTTAGTTTGTCAGGTTCGGTAAATGATGATACTAAAATACCATCAACAGAAACTTATGGTGCAGAAGCAGTATCTACTTATGCTACAATGTCAAGTGATGCGTTACCTTTATATAATAATGATTATTGGTCAGTATTATTAAGACGCTCTCCAATATCAGGAGAAATGATTGGTGATGCTTTCGAGTCAGCGAGTTTTGGTGGAACGATTAGTGCAGCAGCTGGTACAAAAGATTTTCCATTTGCAGCTGCTGAGAATGGAGTATTAACTATCAATAGTGCTTCGGCTTATACTAGAGCAGACTCTACATATTCATTAAAGTTATCACATACTGTTGGAACTACAACACTTGCAAATGATACAAAAGTTCCTGTGTCAACTTACACATATCCATATAGAAATCCAGGTGGTAATATTGGTTATTATGGAGCGGCTGGATATAGGGATGCACGATTTGTAACGGCATCTTTTGGTCAAGAATTTAGTTTAGAAGTATGGGCTCGTACTGAAGAAAAGACAGCAACCGTAGCTCTATCAGCTCAAGAACTTGATAGTGTTGGTAAAGCAATTAATTGGAATACAAAACTTTATCCTAATGAAAGTACACCTAACGATTATGGTGTACATGAAATAAGAACAGGTGTAGGTACTACTTGGAAAAGAATTAGTTTAAAATTTCCAATTAAACAAAGAGCAACTGCTAATTTATCACTTCAATTATCTGTATTAGCAAGAGGGACAGATGTAGATAACATAGAGTTAAATCCGAATGTATATTTTGATGATGGTTCTTTGAAAAGAATTTTTCCTAATACGACAACTGGTATCGGATATACTTATGATTTAATTGTTAAACAATGGGACGCTGGTAGAGATGCTATATTATATTCTGATGGAGTTTCAAAAGATTTTTTAACTTCAGTATCGAGTTCTTTTAATAATAAATTCGCAGAGACTGGTTCTATGTATATTGGTGGATATACTACGAAAGATTTTGGTGGACAGTTTAGTGGTTCACTTATGGAATTTAGATTATGGAAATCAGCATTAGATGAAAAACCATTTAATGAGCATGTGGAGAATCCACAATCCTACGCAGGTAATTCTGTTAGTGCTTCTTATGAGGATATAGCTTTACGATATAGTTTTAATGAGGACAAAAACCATTCAGATGTTAGTTCTGTAAGAGATACATCAACTGACCAATCTACACCTATTAATGGTATAGCTACAAGTTTTGCTGATGAGAATAATTATTCTGATGTGGTTGATAGAACCAAATTTCCATTACCTAAGATTGGTGGAATTAGAACAAACGCTAATAAGATAAGAATTGAAAAACCTGTATATCAGGAAAGAGTAGGACAACAAATTCAATTAAGTCCTACAAATAGAATAGAGGAATCTTCTTATGATAGAAGTCCATTAGATTTAAATAGAGTAGGTGTTTATTTCTCACCTGTAGATGTTATCAATCAAGATATAATGGACCAAATGTCAGATTTTAATTTTGATAATTATCTCGGAGATAGTAGAGATGATAAAGAATATAGGTATAGAGGTTTAGAACAGATTAAAGAAGAATATTTTAAGAAATATACTGGTGCTAATAATTTTTATGATTATTTAAGAACATTAGAGTATTATGACCATTCTTTATTCAGACAGTTAGAATCATTAATTCCTGCTCGTTCAAAAGCAGTTCTTGGTGTATTAGTAGAAAATAATATATTAGAGAGAAATAAACAACCAATAAATCATCCTACTCAAGAAAATCCAATCTTTGAATCTACTGTATATTTTAACTCTGAAGATGGAGAAACAGTAAAACAATCTTCAGATAATCAATATTTTGAAGTAAGTCAAAGTGTTACACGATTAGATAAAGAAATGGATTCTGATTCCTCATATGGTTTACAAGGAGATAATCAGTATTTTGAAGATACAGTAGATACAGAACTAAGATTACCTTCTCTTAGAGATTTAAATAGGGTAGATAAATTTGGACATTTTGGACGAAATTATACAACATCATCTATTTATATGGGAGGTCCAACCTCAGTTTTTACAGAATCTATAGCATATGTCGAGAATCAAAGAATTTCCGATTATAATAAAGAAAAACATTATATTTATAGTAGTAAGGCGAATTATGTAAACGGTACAGCTTCAAGTGTAAGTTTTGTAACCTCAAGTTTTGAAAGATTAACCGAATACATATCAGCACAGAGAAGAATTAATTTTGAAGGTTGTAAGAATGATGTAAATTCAGCACCTTGGAGTATTGATGAGAATGGTGAAAAAGATTACAAACCAGTTAGTTTCATATTAACAAGTCCTACCAGATTGGCTGGAGATGCGAGAGATAGTGTGGTAATTAGAACTGAGTTTGATGTTGATGAATAAATTAAATAATATATTGGAGAAAGATAAATGGCTTATCTAAATAAAACAAGTCAAGTTCTTAAAGCTATTTTGACTAATAAAGGTCGAGAGTTATTAGCAAGTGGAGCTTTTAATGTATCACATTTTGCGTTAGCTGATGATGAAGTAGATTACTCATTATGGGATACAGCACACCCATCTGGTTCTGATTACTATGGAAATGTAATCGAAAATCTTCCATTGTTAGAACCTGTTCCAAATGAAACGAGTACAATGCGTTATAAGTTATTGTGGTCTACAGATCATTTAGATAAATCAGCAGGATTTAAATTAGCAAGTATTGATGGAGAATTTAATAGCAAGGTTAATACTAATAGTGGTATTTTAGATTTAGAATGGAGAAATACAAGTGGTACTGGTACAGAAGCTTCTTTACAATGTAATACTAAAAATCTTTCTCCCACATCAGGTCCCGAATCTTATTCATATACATTACTTAACACTAATGTAGCTTTTATGTTTTTAGATAATGATGAGGGCACGGCTGGTACTTTTGCACAACCTACAGATGTACAGAGAAGGTTTAGATCTTCACAAACACTTATAGCACCTGCAGGAAATCAAACAATTAAAATTAAAGCTAAGTCTATAACGAGTACTCAAGATTTAAGTAAGACAACTTGTATAGTTACTGGATTAAAATCTGGTGCAACAGCAGCTTTAACAATTAGAATGAATTATAAGGCAAATGACTAATGGCGTTTTTAGATAAAAGTGTAACAGTATTTATAGATGCAGTATTGACCGAACAAGGTCGTCAAGCATTAGCTAAAAGTGGAAATGTTAATATAACCAAATTTGCATTAGCAGATGATGGTGTTGATTATAGTTTATTTGATGTATCACATCCAGATGGACCTGATTCATATGATAAGACAATTTTAAACATGCCTATTCTTGAAGCTATGACGAGAACAGTTGGTGTATCTGAAGATAGTAAAGATGCTGCAATGAGAACTTTTTTAATTGATTCTTTACCCGATACTGCAGGTACTAATGTTGAGATTACTGGAGTCAATACTCAAAGTGAAGTTGTTGGTGGTTGGAATATTATTACAATAAATCCAAGTACACTTAATGGTGAAGATGAAAATTATACTATAACTATTACAGATGATACATATGTTAAAGTATTTACTGACGGTGAAACTATAGATATGGAAGGATAATAATGGCATCAGTAACTAAAACAGGAAAAAATTTTGTTATAGTAACAAGAGCAAATGTAGGAACAACTACAGGAACTTTTGCAAATAAAACTGTAACTATAAGTGGAAAAGGTATAGATTCAGGAGCAGATTTCGGAACAACTCTAACTGTTAAAGCTGGAACAAGAGGTAGAAATCCAATAGGTGCTGTAATAGATGAGAATGGTAACGTATTTTATAAAAAGATTACACCACCACCAACAGAAGAAGAAAAAGCTGCAGAGTTAAAGAGAAAACTAGAAGCTGAGATGAGGAAAAAAGAAGTAGAAGCCGCGTTGAGAGAAGCTGAAGCCGCCGCCGATGCAGCGGAAAAAGCTAGACAAGCTAGACAAGCTCAACAAGAAACAGCTTCAGGTGAGAATAGAGCAGCGACAGCGGCTCAACAAGCCGCAGCTAAAGCACAACAAGCCGCCGATGTAGCGAAAGCACAACAAGCCGCTAAAAAAGCACAAGATTTAGCTGCTAAATTAGCAGATAAGAAGATAGCAGATGACGAAGCAGGTGGCCAAGATGCAATGGATATATAATATCAAAAAACAAAATTTCAAAAATTTAGTCATTATTAAGGAGATATAAAATGGCGATAGGAGACAGTAGCGTATTTAAATTATTTGACCCATCCGAAGATATAGTAGAAAATCGTGTAACTACAGTATCAAGTGGTATATGGTCAAGTGGTGGAACAACTCTTGAAGGAAAATCCACCACAGCAGGATTTTTCACTTCTTCAGTACAGAGTGCTTCAAGTGGAGAATATTATTATGATGTGTATCAGGAAGCAACATCATCAAACACAAGTGAAGTACAATTCAGCGTAGCTTATGGACACTATGCAGGTAGTGGTTCAAAAGACCCTGATACTTCAAATGGTAAAATATCTAAGGCGGTATATAAACAGTTTAAGAATTTGATTGTATCACCAACAAATGATTATTTTAAATTTGGAGCAACTGATGCTGAATTAGAATCTTCTTCTTCCTATTTTATATCTGTCGCACGAGCTCGTATGAGAGAGAAGATGGATCCAGGTAATTGGGAAATAAGACTTCAAAGTGGTAGTACACATAATGCATTATGTTTAATTGACGATAGTGGAGCTACAAGTGATTCAAGTGTAGCTAAAGGAACAACTTATTTTAATGTAGTTTCTGGAAGTATAAGAAGTGGAACAGCTGATTATAAATATTCAACTGGTACTACTAAAATGTATTATGGTAGATTTTATCCATTTCTTGGTGTGATAATGTTAGACTCAGGTAGATTAGATTTAGGTTGGGCAGGAATTACTCAAAAAGGTATTTCGATTGGTACAGGATTAGCTACAAATACTGATGGTAATAATGCTTCTAAATTATATCAAGCATTTAGTGGGTCTAATGGATATTTCCAAGCTCGCCGTGAAGAAGATATTAAATCAACACATTATTTTTGTCGTGTAAACCATTCAAAATATAATTACAGTCAAAATCCAACATATTATACTGGTAGTGGTGAATTGACAAATGCATCTTTTTTGAATGATCCAAGAACTTATGTAACAACAGTCGGTCTTTATAATGATAATAGTGAGTTGTTAGCAGTAGCTAAATTATCTAAACCTTTCCTAAAAACACCAGCAAGGGAAGCTATTATAAAAGTAAGATTAGACTTTTAATAGGGGACTACTATGTTGTATAAACCGTTTGAGGAAGGTGATAAATCAATCACACCCTTTAAGGTTTACAAACAGTTCCAGTTTACTAACGCTGATAGCGGTAGTGGAGTTTTTTGTCTTGAGGGTACAAGTGGAAGTTTTCATAACTTCGAAACAGGCTCAGCCGCCTCTCAATCATTTGGTACTATCAATGCAAAATCACAATCTTTAGGTAGACCAAAAGATGAGTGGTATAGTGTTGGAACTTTTTATAAGATTCCTACTTGGGCGTCCATAAATCATTTATATTATAGATATTCAGCAGAAACTACACCACGAGGTGGTACTCAACCACAATTTAGTTTTACTCAAAATCCCGCACCTCATACTTTTTTATCTGGTAGTACAGTTAAAGAATTATATCCTATCTTACATCAATCAGTAAATGTATTTAATATACCAAGAAAGTTTTATGGAGAAGAATTAAAACCAAGTTCAGTAAATATAATAGATAATTCTTTAACTTATAAAACTCTTTATTTGACAGATGATGGTAGAGGAAATATTTATGATACTGAATTTTCAGAAAGTTTCGCATATGGTAGTAGCAGTTTTTCTGGTAGTCAAGAAGTTGGTGGTATAGTAGGTAATGTATTTTACGATCAAGGAATGATTTGTATAACTAATACAGGTTCAAGATATACAAATGTAGGATTGATGACAGGTTCAGATGGTTGGGAATTAGAAGTACAAGGTACTAAAACTATACGTGAATATGAATTCTTAGCTAATGTACAAGAACATGAATATAATGCTACTGATAATATTTCGGCTACAGAAGGATATAGTGGTTCTCAATTAATAGGTAGTGATTTGACTATGTTATATGAAGAGAGTCCTGTTACACAAATATCTGGAGCCGCTTATAATAATATATTAAGAACTGAAGAATACCATACTGGTTCTATTTATAAACCAGCTGGTCGTTACCAAAATTTTGTTACACATTCAAATTTTAATCCTTACATAAGTTCGGTAGGATTATATAATGATCAAAAAGAACTTTTAGCAGTCGCTAAACTCTCAAGACCAATCAAAAAACCAAAAGATTACGATATATCGTTTACTATTAGATTTGATAATTAAATTTTAATTTTATATATTACGTCTGTTTAAATTCATCATATATATGATATTTATATAGGAATAAAGTCTACACCTTTTTTATCTAAAAGGCTATAATGGAACAGTTTAATTAAACGGGGATATACATGCGGAAATTTCTAATAAGTTTCTTAATGTTGGTGGGTTTGCTACAAGCTCAAACACCCATCATAAGATTAATGCAATCGAGAGATTACAAAACACCAAAGTTTTGGTGGAGAGATCAAGTTACTCAACCATTGAGAACATACTTGGCTGATGCACCAGGTACACCTGCATATAAGAATAATAATTTTGATGCGTGGAGAGATTCAGTAATGACTATTGCTGTTACACTTGATGATAATGGAGCTAGTGTAACTGCTTTTCGTTTGGATTTAGTATTCGACAATGATATATTTACTTGGAATAATACAACTCTTACAGGACACGATTCAGTTCGTGTAGAAAAAGGTGCGTACATATCAGGTTGGACTGAGGGTGATAATGCAGAAAGTGGACATCATTATTCATATGAGGTAACTTGGTATAATAATGTGGGATACGTGGATTCAATACAAACTGCAGGTAGTGAAAAATCGGCAGCTAACAACCGTTATGATTGGTTAAGAATCACAATGGTATCACATAATGGTGGTACACATACGTTCGGTAATGGTAACGGAAATCAAACAGAATTATTAAAACTACATTTTAAAGTAGATGATGTTGCAGATAACTTTGCACCCAAGTCATTTCGAGTGGCTACAAAATATGAGGGTGCGGCAGGATATTATACTTATGTAACCAATGGAAATTATTTAACATCATATAAAGTTTATATAGATGGTAATGTGGGAACACACGAAGATGGTATAGGTCATGCACGTGGTGATATTACACTACACCCAAAACTATTAGATGTTGAGGGATACTTCAGATACATTCAAGGTAATGGTAGAGGTATGGGAGCAGTATGGGATTATGCTGATGGTTCACCAGCTTGGGAAAGAGGTCCTATAGAAAACACATATCCATATTGGAAAGTAAAATTTGAGTTAGACCACAATGAAGCTAACTTTAATCCGAGAATAACTAATTGGTTGAATTATGAAACAATAGCTAACCATTCAGGAAATACAGCAGCTAAAAAATCAGATGAGACTACAAC